CGCCGCGCCGCATGGACACGGTGCAAATGGATCGGCCCTGGCCGTGGCTGGGTGGATCCCGTCAAGGAAGCCAAGGCCGCACAGCTTCGCATGCAAATCGGACTTTCCACACTGGAAGATGAATGTGCCAGCCAAGGGCTGGATTGGGAAGAAGTGCTGGAACAGCTCGCCCGCGAGAAAGCCAAGATCACAGAACTTGGTCTGACGATTAACGACACCAACAGCATCATGACAACAACCGAAGATAATACAGAGGAACCACAACCATGAAAATCTGGAACCGGCTATCGGGTGAACCGTGGGCGATCACGGAAACCGCCTTGCAGACCATTCTTGAAATCGCTGCGCGCGAGAATGAAAGCCCGCAGGCGGTGGCCGCCAAATTGGGGCGCAATTTGCAAAACACCTACAGCGTGATGGAACGCGACGGTGTGGCGATTATCCCCGTCACAGGGCCGCTGTTTCGCTACGCGAATTTATTCACGGCTATCAGCGGTGCATCAAGCTATGAACTGATTGCCCGTGATTTTAACGTTGCGCTGGAAAACCCGCAGATCAAAGGGATCATTCTCGATATCGACTCTCCAGGCGGGGAAGTCAATGGCGTGTCGGAACTCTCCAATATGGTCTATGCCGCGCGGGGTAAAAAGCCAGTGGTGGCCTATGCCTCTGGCGATGCGGCATCGGGCGCTTACTGGATTGCCTCAGCCGCTGATGAAATCGTGGTCTCCGAAACATCGGCGCTGGGATCTATCGGTGTGGTCGGCGTATATCGCGGTAAAAACGCTGCACCCAATAGTGATGTTGAGATTGTATCCTCGCAAAGCCCACATAAACGCCTTGACCCACAAACTGATGAAGGCCGTGCGCGCCTGCAGCTAAGGATCGATAGCATGGCCGATGTATTTATTAGCACGATTGCTCGCAACCGCGATGTTGCACCAGAAATCGTGCAAACTCATTACGGTGGCGGCGATGTAATGATCGGCGCCCGCGCCGTAGAAGCTGGTCTAGCTGACAGGGTCGGCAGTCTGGAGCAGCTGATACAAGAACTATCGACCTCATCTCAAAGCCCTCCACTAGAGGGCTTTTTTGTTGCCAACCCACTCACACCTAAACAGGAGAAAACACCTATGGATCTTGAAACACTTACCAAAGAACACCCAAGCCTCGTCAGCCAGATCAGGCAGGAAGGCGCAAAGGTAGAGCGTAACCGATTGGAAAGCATTCTTGCCATGCCAGAAGCGGCAGAGCGTCAAAAGCTCGCGCTTGAGATTGCGCTGCACACAGAAATGAGCGCGGTGGAGGCTCAGCATATTCTGGCCTGCGCCACACCAGAAAAAGCAATGGCAACCAGTTCGTTTGATCGTGTGATGGCCAGTATCCCGAACCCTGCCATCACACCCGCAAGCGATGATGCCGCAAACGATATTGATGCGGTGGCAAACCGCATCGCTTCTGCCGTTTAACCCCATACCTTTAAGGAGATAAAAATGACACGCACAGAAGGCTTTACTAGTCAGGGCGAATACAAGCCCGACAATTTACTGGCGGGGGAATATCCCCGCATTGAAAGACTCGTCACCATCGCTGCTGGGGCTGATCTTGCCAAAGGCACAGTGCTTGTCGTCGCCACGGCCTCCGGATTTGAGCAACGCAATATCAACTGGTCATCGGCACGCGGACGCTGGGATGTGGCATCCGGCCTTAAAAAGCAAACGCAGCTCGATACGCTGATTGCCTTCTTCCGCGCCCGTAAAGGTCGTGCGCATGGGTTTCGGTTTAAGGATTGGACGGATTATAAAGCGACCGCGCAGGCTCTTGGAACGGGTAATGGAACGATCACAACCTTTCAGTTAATCCGCACCTATTCGTCGGGCGGCAACACAGATGTGCGCACTATTACCAAGCCCGTGGCTGGCACGGTCAAAGTGTACCTGGCAGGCGTGCTGCAAACATCCGGCTGGTCGGTCAACACCACCACGGGAATTATTACCTTCACGACCGCGCCAGGAAATGGCGTGGCTGTTTCGGCTGATTATGAATTTGACGTACCTGTGCGGTTCGATACCGACCGCATGGCCATTACCATCGAACAAATCAACCTTCATCAATGGTCAGGCATTCCGATTTTGGAGATCCGTGTATGAAAACAGCATCTTCACAACTCGCCACACACATCGGTGGCGAGACAACCACGCTTGCCACTTGCTGGAAGGTCACGCGCCGCGATGGGTCGATATTCGGCTTTACTGACTTCGACAAGGATTTAACGGTAGAGAGTTTGGTTTATATTGCGCGTTCTGGCTACACCCGTTCTGCCATCCATACGATTGCCAACCTTGCGGTAGACAATCTTGACATCGAAAGCGCGATTGACAGCGAAATCTTAAGCGCCGCCGATTTGCGCGCAGGCGTGTGGGACGGTGCAACGGTGGAGATATTCCTCGTCAACTGGAGCAATCTTGTCAACGGTAAAATCATCCTGAAGCGCGGCACCATCGGCGAAGTGGAATTAAAAGACACGGTATTTCGCGCCGAACTGCGCGGTTTATCGCAGGCCCTTTCGCAGCAAATTGTTGAACTTTATACGGCGGATTGTCGCGCCGATCTTGGTGATACGCGTTGTAAGGTAAATCTAGCCGCGCTGACCGTTACGGGCGGGATAACAGCCGTCACCGACAGGCGCAGTTTTACCGATACGTCGCGCGCCGAGGCCGTGAATTACTGGAACGGCGGTTTGCTGACATGGACAAGCGGCGCGAATGTGGGCCGCAAGATGGAAGTCAAAGCCTTCGCCAGCGGCGGCGCATTCACATTATTCTTACCCATGCCTAGCACCGTGGTGATCGGCGATAATTACAGCCTGCGCCCTGGCTGCGATAAGAAATTCTCCACCTGTAAAGACAGGTACAGCAACGTCAAAAACTTCAGAGGCGAACCGAACGTCCCTGGCAACGATCAGGTTCTGGCTTATCCCGATGGCAAATAAACTCACCCGTATGGATATCGTGCGCGAGGCGCGCGAATGGATTGACACACCCTTTAAGCACCAGGGGTCTCTCAAAGGCGTGGCCTGCGATTGCATCGGGCTGATCAAGGCCATTGGCATGCAGCACAAGCTCATGGACTACGACCCAAACTCATCGGAAGCGCTTTCTTACGCCAACTACTCGATGATGCCGGACAGCCGCCGCATGCGCGAAGCCTTAAGCCGCTGGTTCATCCCTATTCCGGCAGAGGAAGCACAGATAGCCGATTTCTATTTTATGGCCTGGGGTCGTGAGCCGCAGCACGTCGCTTTGATCACCGACCACGGTATCATTCATAGCTATTCCGGTGTCGGCAAAGTCGTCGAGCATGGCTTGGATGACCGCTGGCAGCAACGCATCTCGGCGGCTTATCGCTTTCCGTATTTCAAAGGTATGTAATGGCTGTTCTTGCTTTAGGTGTGGTCGGATCCGCGCTCGGTTCCGCCATCGGGATCGGTGCGTCCGCAGGCTGGCTGGGCGGCGTCATGCTGGGCAATCTTTTGTTCGGCGGCGGCAAAGGTCAAAACATTGAAGGCCCACGCATCGACGATCTGTCGGTGCAAACCTCGACATACGGCGCGCCGATCCCGCTTGTGTACGGCACCATGCGGATTTCTGGCAATGTCATCTGGTCGACACCGCTTAAGGAAACGCGCACCGTCAAGAAAAGCAGCGGCGGTAAAGGCGGCGGCAAAAAATCGTCGCAAACCACCTACAGCTATTCTGCGTCTTTTGCGGTGGGCTTGTGCCTTGGCCCCGTGGCGACTGTACGCCGGATCTGGGCTGACACGAAGGTCATTTACGATGCCACCGCCAGCAACACGCAATCGACCGAAAAATATCCAGGCGTGGTGCGCATCCATCGCGGCGGCGAAGACGAAGAGCCGGATTCGACATTGGAAATGCACCTCGGCGCGGGCAATGTGCCTGCCTTTCGGGGATTGTGCTATCTGGTATTCGACGATCTGCAGTTAAAAGATTTTGCCAACCGCATCCCGAATATCAGTGCCGAGGTCGTGGCTGACGGCGATATGCAGAGCGATATCTTCGTCTTCCCGCCAGCAACAACGATGACGAAGGAAGGCGGTATCCTTGATCAAGCACGCGGTATGATGATCGGAACAGGTGCTGATCATGTTTGGAAATATGATTGTGTTAATAATCGCTTTGTGTTGGAGCGCGGTTTAGAAGACCCGAATTGGTCGTCAATCTATCCTGGTGCGGATAATGTCTATGGCGATGTCTGCGGCATGGACAGCCAAGGATATTATTATCACGCGACAGATGCCCATGGCGTAACCATGCGCCTTGTAAAACGACATCCAGAAACACTAGGAATCGTGGCGATTAGCAGCCCGAAGATCAGCTTTAGCGTCAATGGTTGTGTGCGGCGGGATAAAATCTTCTGCTACGGTACGCGCGAGGTTTACGACCTGAACCTCAAATTGATCACCGATCTATCGGATTATTTTCCGTCCGTCATGTTTGGCGGGCCGATGTGCGACGATCCTTATGGCTGCTATTGGCAAGTCACGGGCGGTTATGTGCGCCGCTTCGTACCAAACGGCCTCGGCACAGGCGAGCTGACAGAATGGAGCAGCACTGCTTGGACGGATGGCGAATTACCCCGCACCGTGTTCTGGGATGATTTCACAGGTCATATTTATTTCACGCTTGGTCTTGGCCATCGTTTGGTTAAATGGCATCCCGACAACGGTTATGCTGGTCATTGCGATAACGTAGCCACTGCTGCGGGCTGGGGTATCCAGTCCGATTTCAATTATCCGATTAATGGGAAATATTGGGCGGTAGCTGATTACGATGTGACGCTGGTCAATCTTGTCACGATGAAGATTGAACGCCAGATCGATTTGACTGATTTTGCCACTACATTTCCAGCTCATCTTGGTGGCACTTACGAAAAGTTTACGCACTCCGCCGTTATCATGACGTACGACGGCGAAGTCAAATATCCTCTGGAACGCTACGGGAATGATGCCGTGGCCTTGTCCGGCGTGTTATCCGATATTTGCCAGAAGGCAGGCATGGCTCCGACGAGCGTGATTGCCAGTGCCGTCAGCCAGTCTTTGCGTGGCTATGTCGTCAGCCGCCGCATGGCCGCACGCGAGGCGCTGGAGCCGCTGCTAGGATCATATTTCATCGATGCCGTGGAAACGGACGGAGTGCTGCGCTTTGTGCCGCGCGGCGGGTCTTCTGTTGCCACGATTGTAAAGGAAGATCTCGGAACGGCGGATAGCGGTGACAACGATCAGATCCGGCTTTCGGAAACCCGTGTTCAGGATGTGGAATTACCGCAACGGCTAGATATCGTGCATGTGGATCCCACACGCGATCACCAGCCGAATACACAGCACGCCTCCCGTATTACGGATGCGATTATCACGCGGGAAAAGCAGACCAGAGAGATTTCAATTTCTCTGACACCGGATGAAGCAAAACAGATTGCAGAACGCACGCTCTATAGTGCCTGGGTCGAACGCAACCAGTATAAATTCAGCTTGCTGCCAAAATGGCTGCGGCTGGATCCATCCGATGTGCTGACGGTCAATGTCGATGATATTTCATTAAAGTTACGGCTCAATAAAGTCGATTTCGGAGGCAACAATGTCGTGTCCTGCGAAGCGGTTGCTGAAGACGAAATTGTGTATCTATCCAGCTCGACAGGTTCAGGCGGCGGCTTGCCATCTACA